TCTACCTACTGCCTTCCAGGGGGGAACTATAGGAGAGGGGCTCCCCAGCCCCTCCCTTCCTACCTCTACCTACCACCTGCGACATCATAGACTTCATCAGTAAGAGCGTTTGTGTCCTCAAATAGTCCGCCAGACCTTATCAAATCAGGCATGGTTCGAACTTTTTCTTCAAGTTCTTTTAAGGTTTTCTTATCCTCTTCAGATAAGGAATCCAGCATCTTCTTTATAAAATCCATGAGCCTATCCTTTTATTTACTTATTTTATTCTTGTGGTAGTTATAAGCATCCCAACTATTCTTAAACTGAGGTGTACCGCTTGGCGTAGCTCTTGAACCAGAAGAAGACATCTTGATTGTTTCTCTCTGTCTTGATTTACGTTCAGCAAGTTCCGCTCTATCCTGGTCCACCTTAGTTGCCCCAACCTTTGCCTTAACAATGTAGAAAGCTTCCTCTAAACTTAGATGAGGCTTTGCCCTTAACATTTCAACTATTGGCTGTCTATATTCAGGAGATGTAAGTTCAGGATTATCTGATTTGAATCTCTCTAAGTCCATCTTTCTTTGCTGTAATTTAATTTCTTCCTGTGCAGGCTGTAGCATGTCCTTAAGCATTAGAGCGGCCTGACGTTTAATCTCAGCCTTCATTCCCTGCTCATCGAACAAGTCATACTGCGTCTCAGTGTCAATCTCTGCAACCTGCCTGGCAAGGCTTCCATTTACAAAGCTATCATTATTACTTTTTAACGCAGCCTTCTGAGCTTCAAGGTCTTTTCTCATCTCGGAGAGAGACTGTGTTTTTTTAGTATAGTCTGCTCTGAAATTAGCTATATGCATTCTTACATCTGGATGGACGTGCTTGAGCCAGTATGAGAGAGGCTTCATACCTTTATGCTGTGCATCTTCCTCGAATTCCTCGTAGTCATCAGCAGTTATGTTATTTAAATCATCTAATGAGAAATTCTCATATTTCTCAGCACCAGTATCAACTTCTTCGCTAACGGTATCGGTGTCAACGGAAGTATTGTCAATGACAGTTTCCATTTTATCTCCTTTTTATTTTTTGTTATCTCTAAGTCTCTATATTAAAGGCGTTCCATCATTAAGGCGTCTTCATCCTCAGCAGACATAGCCTCATCTTCAACCACCTCGGTTTCTGGCATCTCATCAGGAGCCTCTTCCTGTAAGAATGATTTAAAAGCTCTGTCCTTAGCAAGCTTAGATAGCTTACCTGACAACTGCATTAGCCCAGTGTCGTTCATTATTCCCTCAAGAGAGACTTCCATCTCGGCATCGATAGCATCAGAAGCTACAGCCTCAGAAGTTGCCTCAGTAAACATAACCAAAATCCTAGTGAAGTCTGTTGGTAATACGGTTAAATCCTCTGTAAAAGTAGGATAATCACCAGACTGGTCAAAAGCAGGAAGCAAAGCATTGGTAGCTTTAACTAGCGCATTCAAACCTCTTGCTGTGAATTTACCTTTAGGAGCCAGCTCCTCATAAAGCTGCTCATCAGCCATCTCAGCTTCACCTATCTCTGCTCCAAGTGGTTGCTCGGCCATCATTCTGTCTTCCATTATTTCTCCTTAAATTAGGTTTGTATCATAAATCGAATCTAATGTTCCATCTAAACAAGATTCGGCAGTAAATGTTTCTGTCATTGCCTTCGTTGCATCACCAGTTTCTGCCAATACTTTAGAATAGGATTCGGCAAGCTTATCCTGCTCGGCAATTCGTTCGGATATCTTAGACTGAGAATTTTCAATAAAATCTTTTGGCAAGTCGCTCTCTCTTATCAGTCCCTTACTTTCTAAAACCTTATCACGATGCTTCTCGCTATAAATAGTTTTACCTAAAGCTGAATCAAACTTACCTTCGGATGATAAACCATGTCTCCAATCTGTGCCCCACATTCCAGGTGTCTTAGCAGGTAAAGAGATAGCTCTAATTTTGGCCATTCCGCAGTCCTCACAGATTACTTCTACTTTTTGTACCTTCTCCCAGGACATGATGTGCTCGGACTGTCCTCCACATTTAACACATTTAAAATTAAATATCGCCATTATACAGCTCCCTGTAGCATTGCGGCTAATTCAGGAGGAACACCACCTGGAGCGGCACCAGGAGCAGCAGGAGCTGCCTCAGGGGCCTCAGGTTTTGCAACATCAGCAAAGTCCTTAGGCAAATCATAAAGTCTGATGAGATATTCCAGCATCTTCTCTGGTGGAACGCCCAACTGTTGAAGAATAGGAATTAATGCCATTAAATTTTGTTTCTTATTTGAATCGCTCAATGGTGTCGAGCCTTGGTCCAATGCAGAAATTCTAAACTTAGAATCTAAGTCTTCTGCTGTAATTACCTTGCCTTCACCATCTACTTCGATAACCGCAGTCTCACCATCTTCTGCAAGTAATGCAAGCAATCTGATATAAACATTAATTATTTTTTCTAATGCTTCATCCTTCTCTCTGGCCATCTTACCTAATTCGGATGCGCTGTATTCAGCTAATGCATTAATCTCAGTAGCGGTTGAATTAGTTACAACACCTCTGGTGAATGGAGCCAGAATTGAGCTTTTGCCAATATCCTGTTCAATCTGAGCAGCGTATCTATCAAAGTTAGAAGATATTGGAGGAACATCAACAGCTTTGATTAATCCCTCTAATGATTCTGTATCGACGCCAATCATAGCTCCATCAATTCCTGAAGTTATCTTAGCAAGCTGCTCTTCGTCAAAGGCTCCTTCTCTGTAAAGGAATTGCCTTGAATCTCTGCGAACTGCATTAGCCCAGTAAGTACGAAGAATGTTTTTCTCGTATATCTGGTCATACAATCTTGACAAGGATGAAATACCTTCCATTGGCTTGGAGGGAACACGAGAGAAATATAAACAAATAATATTAGGAAGTCCATTATCATTGTAACTTCTAATTGGAATCTGAGCCTTCTCTAATAGCTTCTCACCATTAGAATACTGTGGGGACCAGAAGTAAAGCTCATCATGCAGCATATCATATAGCTCAACTACTTCAATGTACATGTATTCATCTGGAAGGTTTCTATAGGCTGCCTTATCATATAGTGTCTTAGTTCCAGTCGCATTAGAATCAAAGAAATCTTTTTTAGGAACAGCAGTAAAGGTTCTGGCTCCAAATTTTTTCTTAGCTTCAACTATAGTCATAAAGTAATTGTGACCAATGAATCTCTGGTCTTTAACGCCAGAAGCATCTCTATCTACTATTACTTCCCAGCATGGAATAGCCTTGATTGAAACGCGGTCAAGCATCTCATTAGAATCCTCTGGTGTTAGTTTCAATGCAGAATAATCATAAATTAAAGAAAGTCTGGATGCTATTTCAAGCTGCTCTCTCTGATTGAATAAGAATCTATTTGAAGCCGCCTGAGCTAATTGAGGATTACCAGAGGTAGCAGCTAAGTCTGCTCCAATAACCACAGATGGATTCTTAGTGAAGATAGATGCGATATAACCTTCTATGTGTGTATACGCATCCGCTGTCTCAACGCGAATCATGCTGTCATTGTATGATTCGTTATTCCAGAAGCGCGTTTGATAGCAGTCCTTGTATCTTTTCATCTCTGACGATTTATCAGCCCAGTAAGTCTTGTGCTCCTGGTAAACCGAATCGATGAATTTAATGATGTCATCTGTTGTTCTGGCCATTGATTCTCCTACTACTATTTATGTAAAAGTAAAGTTTTAATATCTTCTATTGCTTGCAACTGAGACGCCGCCCTTGTTGATTATCTTCCGAGCATTCTTGCTCTTAATCCATTCAGGTAAAAATTCTATTTTCTTCAAAGTAACCTTATTTAAGCACATATTGGCAAGTGCAAAAGCAACAGCATTGTCACTGTGGGCATCTCCGTTATCTGATAATTCTATGTTGCCTTTGTCATTTACTGTTATTGCTCGTAGCTCAGCATAAAGGATATTGTCAAGTATTCTGACGTGTCCTTGCTGTATTTTAGTTTTTAAATTCTCAAACATCTGTGTCTTAGACTTTAAAGTAGTGAGCCAATCCTTGCCTTCTGGTGTCTTCCAAATCTTGTAGTAGCCCATATGATTAAGCTCATTCAATGTGACTGCACCTACGTTATTGCTCTCGACAAGGACTAATGCATTATTATATTCTATCGCTTTGTTTATAATTCTATCAGCCAAGACAACCGGGCTGGTTTCGTTTGAGCGCCACGTAGCCACCATCTGGTTAGTCTTCTTTGAGAGAATATATATAACGCTCCAGTCCCTACCTACACCTGCGGAAACGTCTACACCGATTGCATACTGGTCATCGGAATCAGGTTCCTCAAAGATATTCCATTCTCTTGGCTCTATTCTAATTACATCTACACCAAAGTCATCTGATGTCAGGTAAGTATTTCCAGTAATAGAATATGCGTCCTCAATGTTAGCAGGGAATTCTCTTTTAAATTTATCTCTGCCTAACTTAGATTCCTTTTCTCTGCGCCAATAAAGCTGCTCATTAGTTAAGCTATGCTTTCTTTGTAATTCTAATTCCTGTGGCGTCCATTCAATCACTTCATCTTCAGGGATTTCTAAGCTGTATTCCTCATGGTCAAACCAAGCAAAGAAAGAATAATTCCATTTAGCTTCGCCCTTCTCTGCCTTTAGCACTTCTTGGTGAAGAGCGTCATTGAAGAAGTTAGCAGTAGATTCGATGACCAACTGACCATTATTCAATGCAGATAAAGCAGTAGCCTTTAGTTCATCTGGATTAGGAGCGAAAGCATATTCAGATATTTGAAGATAAGAACAGGTGAATGAGCGCATACCACCTTTGCCTTCGGCTGATACTGCTACTATGCCTGCTCCTGTATCTAAGTATTTAAGTTCTGTAGCAGTCTCCTTAACAGGGCGCTTAAGGAAGTCAGGAAGATTATGATAAAAAGTTTTATGCATTTCCAAGAGATGCTTAGAAGATGCTAACTTGTGTGACAATATAGCAATAGTAATTGGCTCAGCGGAGATGTACTGAATCCAGAACAGGTAAGCTGCTACTATTGTTGAGGAGCCTATCTGTCTTGCTTTTAAAAAAAGGCAATCTTCTTCAGTTAGCAATGCCTCAAGAATCTTGTACTGCTCAGAATTGATATCCAATGTAACCAGCTTCCCGTCTTTATCAATAATCTTTAAGCGGGAAATGAATTCATAAGTATTAGCAATTAGTTTTAAAAGATTTTCATCCATTACTTAGCCGCCATGTATTTCTTTATATCCAAGACATTTACTTTCTTAGCTTTCTCATCATTCTTATCTGTAGGCGCAGCAGTCATGATTGACTGAAGCAGATTCTTGATATCAGTTGTGGAGAAAGTTTGAAACTTTCCTGTGTCTCTGAATTCTTTTCTGGCTATTTCTAAGCATGCCCAGCAGAAAGCAGCGGCGTCTTGTTCGTCCACTGCTTTTCTCATTCTTGTTTCTGATGTTTCTCTTCGTGCCATTGTTTAAGCTCCAATAAAATAAAGAAGTGTATTCAATAAAGGAGCATAAGTCAAGCATTAGTGTAGCGTGTTGTCACCGAGGCATTCAACCATCGCCTCATCCATTTCGTCAAGTAATTCAGAATAATATTCAATCTCTATTTTTATATTTCCCTTCTCTTGCTGCCGGGCCTCGGCCGGCGTCAGTTTGTCATTGTTTTTTGCTTTTAATGCTAAGTCTTCAAGTATGTGGAATATTCCTTCTTGCCCTGTAGCCAGATGAATAGTGTACAGATTTGGATTATACATTAACATTTGCAATCCTCTTAAGTATCTTTATAGCTTTTCTTTTCTCTTGCCAAGCGTACTGTTTGGTGTATCCATTGAGATGTCCTATCTCTGAAATCGTCTTTCCCTCTATAAAATAAAGCCAGATGATATTTTTATATCTCTCTGGCATTTGCTCTATATGTTGATGTAGATTGCACATTCTCATATCAGCTTCTTCTAATTGCATTGTGTCAATCTGATTAATTATTTCATCCTCTGGATTATGAGAATAATAACCGTCTATTATCCAGCTATCCTGAATTGTATCTACGTATTGATATCTCCATGAATCGTTTGACATTATTTCCCCTTTAATTTATTATAATTATTTAGCCAGGGCTTAGCGCATATTTTAAAGACTGCAAGCTTCTCAAGCGAAGATATAGGAACTATCCATCCCTTGTGCTTTCCTCCACGATTCTTTGCGTCTCCTGCTGTAGCTACTTCTCTAATGGTTATATCGGAACTTAGTCTATCTAAAATCCCTTTCATTGGAATCATATATATCTGGCTATTTGAATCAACATAATAAACAAGGAAATCATGATGTGTTGATTTCTCTTCTATAAAAATATTTCCTGTCTTCTTTGACATGATGTCATGTTTTACATCTACTGCTAAACCGTTCATGATTAAGTCTGGAGGATGTGTACCAGGTTCAAAGTCAGGACCTTTAGTAACTGTGAATCCATAATGATTTAAGGCTTGAATAGTCAGCCTCTCAAATCTCTCTGCGCTCTTAAGGTCCTGCTTGAAGTTGCTCATCTCTTATCTCCTATACTATATACAGAATTAGTAATAGAAATCACTGATTTTCATCACTATTCTATCAGGAGCAGGTCTACTGGCTTGATTCTATCAGGATTCTATCAGGATTCTATCAGGATTCTATCAGGATTCTATCAGGATTCTATCAGGATTCTATCAGGAGCAAGTCTTCTGAATTCAAGCTATCAGGAGCAGCTTGATTCTATCAGGATTGATTCTATCAGGAGCAGGGCCCCCTGCCCAGCGGCTGCCCTCTTAACGTTGGGAAAGCCCACATTCCTGTTAGAATTTTCTAAGCTCGGAGAGCATCCTAGTCTTCTTAACCAGGCCCGCCGGGCCGGGGCCAGAGGCCCCCGACCTTCAAGTCCTCTGCAGCTTACATAGATATAGACACCTCTAGAGCGGTACAGTTGACACGGAAAAGCATATTTATTTAATTTAATTTAGATGCACCTTGTCAACCGCTTCTGAACCTCTATAAAGTTGACACGGAAAGCATATTTATTTAATTTACTTTAGATATTCTTTTGTCAACCGCAAGACATTCTACTAATAGGTAGGTACAATATATACAAGAGGCCAGAACGCTCCAACGCTCTGACCTCTCTAACCAGCAAGATACAGGAATATCTCAATGACCTACAATAATAGTACTACATTAAATCCCTATAGTCAAATCGCCAACATCTTCTTCAGCAGTGCTGATGATACCGTGTGGCTTCATCGCAAGTTCGTTGACTGGGCTCGACAAGGCTACACAATAGCTAGCAATATTTCCTTTGTTGGAAATGCTTGGGCTAAGGAGGGCAGCAAGGCAGGAGGTACAGGGCGAAGCCTGTACCATCGCTTCACTGGATTAGACACCTGGGCTCAGAATGATATCATTGTGGGCTGGTTCACAGACTGTATTGCATATGCTGTAGAGCATCAGCCTTTGGTGCTTGATGCTCGCACTTGGAAACAGATTAATAGTGAATGGACTTATGAAGGAGAATTTGCAGCCGCGAGAAGAATGACATTTCTTTCTATTGCAAACTACTTTCGTAATGTTGAGAGAGCTAAGAGAAATCGTAAGAAGAATGAGCGTGCCGCAGCTGAGCAGTACCTTATAGACAAGCAAACTACTACAGACCAGGAGACAGACATGTCAGCAAAGCAGCAGATTGAGAAGTTGTTCAGAGAGATTAATGAAGAAGAAAGTCAAATAATTCTTTGGCGTTGCGGATTGAAAGACGAAGAGCAGGTATGCAAAGATATGGATTGTACACAGCGCACGCTCTACCGTAAGTTCAACGCCTTGAAGGCTAAGTTCGGAGGAGAGCATGTATAATTCTAAGAAATATGAAGACATAGTAACCGGCATCTACTGCTTTACTAACAAGACCAACGGTAAGCAATACGTTGGTCTATCTAAGGATATCGCACTGCGCTATGCTAACCACATCGGCGCACGCAGTCCTAAAAAATCCGCAATGTTTCTGCCTATTAAGAAGTACGGTATTGAAGCATTCACGTTTGAAGTGCTTGAAGAATGCTCTGAGGCAGACCTCTGCGAACGAGAAATCTACTGGATAGAAAAATTAGATTCTTATAACACAGGATATAACAAAACAACTGGCGGAGAAGGAACCTCTGGCCATCAGCATTCTGCGGAAACCAAGGCAAAGATAGCTGCTGCTAAAAAAGGTAAGAAGGCTTCTGCGGAAGCCAAAGCCAAGATGGCTGCTGCTAAAAAAGGAAAGAAGGCTTCTGCGGAAACCAAAGCAAAGGTCTCTGCATCTAAAATGAAGAAAGTAAGCGTGACCGCACCGCAGCCTGATGGAACAGTCCTTCTCTTCGATAGCATGCAAGCTGCTGCTGAGGCGCTTAATATTAATCTGTCAACCGTGCAGGCTTGGTGTTCTGGGAGACAAAAGCAGCCCGGACAGGGGAACAAAACTAAAACCGCTTTGCAGTGGGCAGGATGGACCTTTCACTACAGTTACTGACGTTATCACCGGCATAGCCAGGGGCGTAGGTATAGGTCAGCGGCATTGACGCCTATACTTAGTGTAAAGAATTCAGGAATGAACAGCAGTTCCTCTGCAAGTTCAGGATAGCGTTCAATCACTGTATCGCCCGTTAGCTGATTTAAGTTATTATCATAAAACCTTGGACCGTTCATAGTTTGAATGAGAAACTTATCGCCGTTGCTGACTTTATTCATTTGACCTGTGGACCAAAGAATCTTATTCTTACCATCGCTAATACCTTTGTTTATTATGTGACAAATAAAATCTATTTGCTTTCCATGCATTAGAATCTCAAAGCCACTTTGACGCTCGGCCTTATTGTTCTGTCAGAGATATTAATCCCACCGCCAGCCCAAAACGATTTGCCTACAGAGACGCCCGCGTATGCCCCTCCGTTAATCGCAAAGGTTTTATCCAGGTTCGACATCAGCTCCAGCTCTACGGCAGGAGAGAATCTAACCTTGGGCCTTTCCTTTAATACCAGGACTTGTGGCTCCGACGTAACAACTTTTTTCTTCTCTGGCGAATACGATGAAGTAATCGTTGTCTCGCTATGTACATACGTATTTCCATCTTTATTTTTAGACACCACGACTTTACTTTCAAAAAGTAAATCAT